ATGACGGCGAAAGCAGCACAAAAAATATCGCTGTGGGAATTTTTCCAGCAACTGGGTAAAACCTTTATGCTGCCCGTGGCACTCCTCTCGTTCTGCGGGATCATGCTCGGGATCGGCAGCTCGCTGAGCAGTAAAGACGTCATCACGCTGATCCCGTTCCTCGGTACCCCGGTGCTGCAGGCGATCTTCATCTGGAGACTATTAAGTCTTTTAACGAAGTGGCTTGATGTTGGATTGATGTGCGGTAACTTCAGCTATGTTGCCGCGATACGATTTGTCATGTGCAATGAACTAACGTCGTTTCGCGGTAACTTTATGCCCCACCCATGCCCCATCACATCACCGGACAATCATCAAACTCACCCGAACGCGCGTCGTTGATGATATACGTGATCACCCCAAATACCGGACGCGAAGTGTCGGATACCTCATCCTTATCTGGCAAACTCTCCCGTTTACCGTTCTCAAGGTTTTCCAGGTGTGGCCGCGGGTGTGTGCGATACCGCTTAATCCTAAACTCACCGCTATCTGTGCAAACCAGCAATGAACCATCACATGGAGACAGTGACGCGTCGACAACCAGCAAAGCACCGTTGAGGATACCTTCCCGGTAATGCGTTGCACCGGCCCGCATAAAGTACGTAGCCGCTGGCCTGGTGATGATGCGCTCGTCAAGCGATATACGCTGTTCAACGTAATCCGTAGCCGGCGAAGGAAAGCCCATTAGAAAACCCTCCCCATATTACGTAGGATCCAATAACGGTTGTCGCTTCCGTCGGTCGTCTTATCAGCGAAATCTGGCTGGTATCTCTCAATCCATGCGTTAGCGTCTGCCTGGATGAAATGCCAGTTCCTCTCACGCAAATTATTGATGAATTTATTTGTTTTTAGGCAAAGGTAGCCCTTTGGATTCTTTTCTATAGAGGCTAAAAAAGCTGCGTGAATATCATATTGGCGAGGCATAGCAGCACCCTCACTTGATTATTGACTGTATGTATATACAGTAGTATTTTTGTTTCACCAGATCAAGTCAGCAAGGATGGAGAGTGATGTTCGTTGAGTTGGTTTATGACAAGCGTAATGTTGATGGTCTGGTAGGCGCCAGAGAGATTATCCTGGCCGAGTTGACTAAGCGTGTGCACCAGATTTTCCCTGATGCCGAAGTGAAAGTGAAACCGATGCAGGCAAACGGCCTAAATAGCGATGCCAGCAAAAGCGATCGGGAAAAACTGAACCGCATGCTGGAGGAAATGTTTGAAGAGTCCGATATGTGGCTGGTCTCAGAGTTCCCGACCGTTCGCCAGGTTGGCCTGTAGATATTGTTCGGGTAATATTCCCGACGTTTGCTCGGGCATGAACACTGAGCAATCAGCCGCCGCCCATTCTTGCATACAATGGGAGGCGGCTTCCTCACCTGGTGCCTGCGTAAATTATTTACGAACCTGACTTGCTAAGCTCAGAGGCAGCTTTCACCGCTTTAATAACATCACGAGCCTTGTCCGGATCGTTAAGCGCCAGTTCCACCAGGTTAAATAGTTCTTTGATTGCTTCAGTATGGTACGCGGCAGCCACGCCTGATGTATCGAGAAACTTAAAATTCTCAATCACCGTGCCGTCGCTAAACCTGCGGTCTCCGTATGTTTTGACAGCATCAGGACACCACTTTTCTACATCCTGAGCAATGAGCCCGACACCCCTACCACCATCCTTAATATTATAAGTAACCCCGCGAAGAGAGAGTATGGCAGCAAGAGGTTGCGCTACCGCCTCAATATTCGACTTGTGACGTTCATCAGAACCATTAACCCAGGGTCCTTGCGAAGTAGCAGAACCATCGTAATTGAATGCCCAGTATTTTGTAGTGCCTGGTCCATAATAGTAAATTGTGTAAGCCAGAGTGTCCGTTCCAGACCCTCGAGTAATACCCGCAACCCAGCTATCGCTGTACCATTTGTACTGAAATGCGCCTACATATCCTGTTGTTGGCGTATCTCCATCACCCGAGATTGTAAGTATATTATTGTCCCTACCTGCCCCCTGCTGCACCTTTCCTTTTAAAACGAACCCCTTAGAAAGATCAACATCAAGCCCACCGTTGGCAGAAATAACAGAGTTAGCATCGGCAGCGATTGGCGCGCTTTTCAAATTCAGCTGACCTGTTAGTGTCCCGCCAGTTTTTTGAAGGGCACCAGTGATGCGAGAATCATCGCCAGCAGCTACGGTACCAGTTACCGTCCCAACACTCCTGGTGGCGCTGTTTCCCAAACCGAGGTTTGTGCGACTGCCTTCTGCCGTGGTTGCCCCGGTTCCGCCGTCTTCGACAGCTAGCGCGCCGTTGCTCCCTTTCTGTGCCAGCTTACCGATGCCAGGGATGGTTACGGAGGTGCCGTTGATGGTTACAGTGATGCTCTGATTGGCTGAGGTTGTGGCGAACGTCTCCCACGCGCCAATATTCTCGTCATACTCTTTGATGAGTTGCGACATGGCCTGTGCCAGTCCGTCGACAGAGATATTGTCGGACACCAGGATTCCATACTTCTGGCCACTAAGTGCCGGAGCGGCGGCAGGTGTAACCGTCATTGAGGTGGAACTGTCCACGCTTGAGATCTGGAAAATTTGTACCGGGCTCGACATGACGATAATCGTCTGGCCAGCGCGAACCTGGCTGGCGGGTGCCGTCCAGTTTGTACCCGTCCCGGTGGCGGTATTTCCGTTGATAGCAATGGTGCCAGTGTTATAAAGCATATTTTCTCCAGGCAATAAAAAACCCCGCCATGGCGGGGCTTGTTAGTGGGGTTGTGTCAATACATTGCGGGGATGATGGGAATACTCATTCCGGTATATCTCTCGCCGGTCACAGAATACTTGTCGGTCCATCGGGAACGGACACGGCCATTCCCACATTTTACCGAGTTCCCGCTCATCACCAGTCCCTTGGATCGCATGTTGCACCACCCGCTGGCTGTTGAAGAGTTGAAACCATAGCAGCCAAGCGCAATCATGCTGTTGCCAATATCGACCCAGCTATTGCCCGGTGAATAAAACTGATTGCGGAATATAAACGGACGGCGGGTGGTAGAGAAAGTGCACTGGCCAGCAGCGTTGATGAAATTTAATCCTCTCCCGGGTACAGGAGCCTGAACCGCAAAAATCGCAATATCGACATTCACAGAACGGGCAATATCGTCATAGCCCGTGTAATCCTGCCGGGAGTAAATATTATTACCATCACATTCAAGCGTAGCTGCGCTGTCATTCCAGCGGGCAAAAACGAGCCCTTTGGCCGGAAGTGGGTAAGTACCATTTACATTGACCGTTCCACTGAAAACACAGGAAGCAACACGGCTGACATCAGTGATCGCAATAAAGTCTGTCGAATCCTCAATGAGCAAACCACGGTTTCCACTCTGCCCTGCGGGTAAAATCTGCCAGACTGTGCCGGGAAACGTTTTATCTTTCCCCCAGCCATCTGATGACCAGACACTCTGAGTCAGGGTTCCATTGCCGTTATTGGTTATCCCATCGAGAACCATAATCGTTGTTATCAGATTCGGCGAGCGAGTTACATTCACAACCGAGTTTGATGGAATGAAAAAAGGGGTCGCTCCGGCAACATAGCCCTGAACAGTCATGGTCTGCTGGCCCCATGCCTCCACAGCCTCCCCACCATACGACGGACATTTCATTCCGGCAGTGATGGTCATTGCCGGACGCCCGTCATTCAAATCGATATAGAGTCCCCTGGCCATCAAAACTCTCCCAGAACAATGCGCCCACCGTTCGACAAATTGACAGTGACACCGTTGTTATTGATCGTGACTCCTCCTGTTGAGTTGGTAAATCCAAACTGCCCATTTTGGGCGTAAACCCCGCCACGAACCGTGACATTATTGAATTCAGCAGAACCATTCTTGTTGATGGTCCAGCCTGCTGTACCCGCACTGTAATTATTCGACTGAATGACATTTCCGATCTTGGCATTGGTGATAGTGCCATCCTGAATGAAGGTGTCACGGATAAACGTCTGCCCATTCTGGATAACGAACGGCAGTGTTACGGTCCCTCCAGCCTGAGACATCACCGCAAATCGGTCGGCCAGGAAGATTACCTGCGACTGCATCCCTGATGGCGTATTCTCCACCCCGATCCCCATGCCTGCGGCGTAATACTGGCCATTACTCGTTACCGCAACTTTGATGTTGTACATCGCGCTGAGTTGGCCGTTTACGTTCGCAATTGCCTGGGCGTTCGTTGTTATCGCCGCCGTATTTCCGTTTATGGTCGCAGTGATGGCGTTTATCTGCGTCGCCGTGGTCTGCTGGTAATTCGAAACCGTCTGGCTCAGACTGTTGATGGATGCCGTATTGCCGTTGACGTTCGTCTGCAGGCTCAGCAATGCGCGTGCCGTTGCCTCCCTGTCAGTGACGATCACCTCATCAATGCGGTCCAGCTGCGCGCTGTTACCGGCGACGGATGCAGACAGGGTTTTACGCGCAGCCACCTGCGCCAGCCCGTTCTGGATAATGGCAATGGCTGAGTTCTTGACCCCGCCCGTCATGCCGTCCATAGACACGCTGATGCTGTCGATTCGCTGGCCCAGGGCGGTATCAGCCGTCGCAACGGTCTGCTCAAGCTGACTGAGTGAAGACGAAACATTCCCGACCGTGCTGGAAAGCTCATTAACGCTGGTTTGAACCTTCCCGACGTCCTGGGCATTTTTGGCGATATCCTTCGCCTGCTGCTCCAGTTCGTCGTTGGCCTGTTTGATATCGTTAGCCATGCCAGCAATTTTTTCATTGCTGTCCACTGCATTCTCGATCATGTCTTTGAACGTATCAGTCTCTTTAATATCCTCCAGGATTGCATTGGTGATATCACTGAAGTCGTCCGTTGGTTTTCCAGAAGCCTCTACAAATCCTGAAACGCCAAATGCATTACGAGTTCGAACATAAACGTAATAAACATGGTCAAACTTAAGTTTTTGGATGGTCCACTGATTGCCACGGCCAAGGAATTGAGCTTTATTCTCAATGTCGTCGGACAATGGAATCGGAGTCTCACCTGCGTACCAAAATTCAAAAGAAGTATCAGATGTGGCAGTAACAGACATGACCGGAACTAAAGTGGCCTGAAGTGGGCCAGGTATCCACTGAACCGAGTTCGGGGGATTAGGCGCTCCGATAATCAGGCTTACCTGAGTCTCAGCGCCTTTCATTCCATTTTCGTTTCGACCACGAACCCCAAGCGTGTAACTTCCTGCATTCAGGCCGTAAAACTCATATCGGAACTGATCGGTCTCATACTGCGCAACTAATTTCCCATCAGCACTGTAAACGTACAGTTCAAACATCAGCTTTTTAGTGGTTGTAGCTGTTTCCCAGGTTGCTGTGACCTGAATGGTCTCAGAATTTGTGTTAATGATGCGCAGATTTTCAATGTTTGGCACACGGTAGCCATTAAGGGTATCGCTGGGAATGTCAAAAACAGCCCCCTCATCAACAATGGCCTGCTTATTTGGATCGTGCTGGGAGGCGCTAATGCTGTAGACAGAGTTATTTTCTGTTTCGGCAACGCTCAGAATCCTGAAAAGGCGGATCGCCACGCTCGCGGTGGAAATGGCAAATACGGTGCCTGCCCTGACCCAGTCCGGGGTTGTTTTTAGGGTAACACTATTCCCTGCAACACCATCAATTTCGTAGCGTACAAACTTACCATCTCTCCCCATGATCGACATGGTGGATCCATCCGTAACCACCGATGAGTCGACCGCATCAACGATTATGGACCTCCCGGAGTAAGACATTATTCGCCCACCGAGTCGCGTTCCGGCGTAGTCATTGTCCATCACTTCAACGATGTCTCCTGGAGTGAAGTGGATGGCGTCACGCGCCATCTGAAAGGACAGCCTGCTGCTTTCACGTTTCGCTGTTTCAAGTAGCCATTTACCAGCCCGCCATGCCTGACCGCGTGAGGTACAGCCAAACGCCTCCAGAGTGGTCTCGTTGTAGTTTCCTTTGGCAATCATCTCATCGTCGGAAACGTACTCTTTCACCTGCTCCCAGCCGTTATCCGGGTCAGTCCATGACACAATAACTGCATTGTATTTTTCAGATCGCTTTACAGAACTGCGTTTGAACTCACCATTTACCACATTAGCATTCGTGATTGTCGCGATCGGGTCTTGTGGCGCATCCAGCATGACAGAAAGGCGCAGGCCGTCCCACAGCGCAATTCCACGGAACATGCTCGCTATCTTGTCGAGAATGTCACGCGCGCTGGCCTGCTCTGTGATGTAAGCGTTAAGCGTCATGCGTGGCTCTTTGCCGCCGTACCCATCATCAACAAGCTGATCGCAATACTGAGACAGCACATACAGCGCACCGTCATCAACATCGATGTAGCCAGCGCGCTTAGCCAGACCAAAGCGGGAGTTCTTTGCCAGTTCTCTGAACAACCAGGCAGGGTTATTTGTCCATGCCTGTTTGAAACCACCCGTCCACAATCCGGAGTAAGTTCGGGCGATTGGGTCATAATTGTCTGGTACAGACACAATCAGTCCGCGAAGATGGTAAGTGCGGCTTGGGGTGTCGGTGTACTGGTCGCGGTCAATAACGGCGCCTGCGATGGCTGAATATGGATAGCTCAGGTTGTCATCGGTGATTTCACTGTAGCTATTCCAGATAGTGCCGTTGGACAGCAAATCACTGCTGCTGTCTGGCGTAATGCGGCGAACGCGAATATCAAACGGCTTGATATCCGGAGCATCAATCAGATGGGCCTCAAGATATTCGCCTGATATCTTCCCGGTGATGGTCACGGTCTTTTCAATAACCCAGCCTGAAGCGCCAGTTCTGCTCTCCAACACCAGAGTGACGGACGTGTTTTTCTGATTGCCTTTGGTGTCCTGCTCGACCAGTCCGGTCACACCAACGTTAAACCGCACCCGGGTAACGTCCTGATCGGTTATAGTGCGAACCAGCGGAGTATCATAGGTTACTTCGGTGTTTACGATGGTGGTCGCTTCAATAGCAGAGAAGCCATTAATGGGGGATTGCGTTTCAGATCCGGGGCGCCAGGCGACGCTGACACCATTTACGCTGACACTGCCTGTCGCATCAGTTACGGGAGTCTTATTGAGCTTGAATGATGACAGGTGTTCCTGATCAACGGGCCCATAGATAGGCCCTTCGCTGATGAGATCCAGTACCCGGTAAAATTGCTTTGACTTGAGGTTATCGTCGAGGAGTTTGGGGGTTGATGCTTTGCCGCCGCCTGAAGACATAATGCCACCTTAGCTAATAGATTCCGTCCAGTCCTGGTTGTTGCTTGTGTCGATGCCGAGTGAAATAACGTTCGAGCCGACCTCCATTTCTCCAAGGAGGAGTGGCACCGCCCGGCCCTGGCCTACCCGGTTCTCAGCACTGGTAAAAGAGTTGTTTGTGAGCGTATTGGTCTCAGCGGCTTCTGCGGAGGTTTTGGTTTTCATGTTGCGTGACATGTAGACCGAGTAAGCTACCGAAGCCACGCTGACAGCCACCGCAATCCAAGCCGCAGCAGCGGCAGTGATGGCACCTTCAACTACCGGCACAAACAGGACTATAGAACCATCTTTCAGGTGGCGATCCAGATGCCATTGCATGGCCGACACCTCAACATCCTCGCCCGCTACCCGCACACGCAGCTTTGTATTGAGAAAGGCTTTTTTGAAGGCGAAATCCTGCGCCAGAAGAAGGCGTAATCCCTGCGCGGGAGTGTCAACATTCAGGGGTATCTGGCGGTAAAATCGGCGTAAATTGCCTGCAAATTTAAAGATGAGCACTGTTCGTGTCTCCAGATTGAATGCGTCTGCTTGATGTATGCCGGGCGCATTTGTTCTCGTCTGCTGAGGTGTCCGGCGTGGTCATGGTGAAGTACCAGGTTGTCATGAAGGAGAATCATTGAGTGGCATGGGTCGGCGCCGGGGAATGGCTGCCTGATAATGACGTCGCCTGGCCTGGCATCCTGCATAGATACCTGATAGAACCCGTTGGCCGGCATGTTATCCAGATAGAGATTCTCTCCCCGCAGCCACCATCCGTTAGTCCTCCCGAAGTCCGGCAGGTCTATTCCGCAAAGGTGGTATGCGTCCCGAAAGAGCGTGTAGCAGTCCATGATGCCGTGCTCGAACTTGCGCCCCAGCAGGAGTGGCACAGGCCTGTATTTCCTGAGCTCTCCGTCAGATGCCAGCCACCATGACAGACCGGTCATAACCTGCGTCTGCCGGTCAGCACCTGAAAGCGCTGGCTGGCTTTGCGGGTGCGAATGGAAGACCGCTGTAATCTCCCCTTCTTCCTCCGCCGCAAGCCAGTCATCGTCACTTATGCGGAAATTATGCCAGGGCTCTGGATGCACATTCCGACAGCGAAACACTCGCTCGTCGTTCAGGATTAGCGCGCACACTTCATCCTGCGACGATGCCGCATAATCGAGTAATTCTTGCATCAGGAGACCTTTTGAGAGCCGGGGAAACTGCTTATTGGCATTGGTTCAGGACGTGGGTAGCGAAACCGACAACCGGTACGACGGTGGGAGCATTTATCCTTCGCTGGATCAGTGGTTGGGTTGTCACGCTCATCTGCAACAGGCGGCCCGTCATATCCACACCCGACGCCGCGATACTGCCACTGGCATACGTCGGCGAGAATGGTACGGGCCGGGATGATGGCGTTGTCGCAGTCAATCGGTGTCGCCAGCGTGTATGTCACCTGCTCGAAAGTCTCCTCTGTCATCTCCTCGACAACGTAGCGGGACACCGCCTCCTGTGTCGGGTCCGCGTCAAGGTTCCCGTTCGGGAAATTTACCGCGTCCAGGTACTTCACCGGAACCTGTCTTCGGGTGATGACTACTCCCAGCATGTCATCAAAGTCATGGTTGATGCCAGTCAGTAAACCGGTAACGTTCGCCACCGCCATAGACGGGCGGGCGTAGGTGCCTTCGTTCTTTGACTCGAATCCCTCCACCGCTATCGGATATGCCTGGTACTGGTTACCTTTCCAGATAACGTTGCCGTAGTAGCCGTTCGTTCCAGAATGGAAGCGGATAAGGTCGCCGCCGTATGGCTGCAGGTCTGCTTCAAAAAGGTCGATGAAAGCCCCGACTCCCGCATCGACACTATCGATAATTAAATTCACTGGTATGTCGCGCACGGCAAACTCCCATTTAAAAAGCCACCCTTGGGTGGCTTATCTTGGCACTTGTTCAAATGTGGCCGTTAGTTCGTATAGCGGCCCGGTCTTTGTCATGCTCCATGATCGGCAGACAAATAGCTTCTGTACTCCAGTATCAGATGGCGTCCAGTAGAACGCTTCAACGGCCATTCGCGCTATAAGGAAAGCATTGGCCTCCTTAGCCGCATTTGGCCGATTGCAGCTACCGTCTACCCCCTTGAACGTCAGCGAATACTTGGCCATTAGTGTGTTTATACCCTTCGTTTGGCGCTGCTCATAACCATCACCAAGCTTAACAACAGCGACATTAGGCGTCCGTTCTGCCGAGTAGCCTTTCTGTGGTGACCAGGTAAATATCTCTGGCACGATTACCTCCGTAGTAATCCATTCGGACGCTGCTGGTCTCGGATGGTGTTCAGGCTTACCTGCTTCATCATCTGCGACATCTTCGCCATGGTGGCATCATCAATGCCACCAGTTGTGTTTATTTCAAAGGTGATGTGCTGGACGAAGCTACCGCCATCACTGCCACCACCGCCCATATCCCGGTTGCTAATCACCCGCCCATTGTCACCCGGTATCATGTACTGACTGCCGTTGCTGGCCTGGTAGATTTCTGGCTTCCCGCCTTCACCCACTCGGTACATTGAGTTGGCGCTGACGGGTCCGCCGTGCTCGCGGGCGCCAGCAACCGCCATCCCTTTAGCTGCCAGGAGTGAGCCAGCATAGGCCGTCTGACCAACAGCAGCAGCACTCCCCATTGTTGCAATAGAAGCACTCATTGCCGCAGGAGCCCACGCCGAAGCAGCAACAGTGGCCTGAGCCATCGTGGATGCAAGTGATGCAGTCGCAGCGGCCTGACCCATCAACTGACTCTTGACCCACTCGATCCCCATCTGAACAAGACTACCGACAACGCTGCTGAGAATTGTCGTGCCAATGTTGGCGAAGGACTCCTGCAGGCTTTGGGTGCCGTTAATCAGACCGGTAATGGCATTAGTTGCGCCACTCTGAAGGGAGTCTACAGCGTCAGCCATGAGCTGGTTGGTGGTGCTCTGATTGCGATAGATTTCCCATTGGGCAGCGATACGGGCCTGCTCGTATTGTGTATTGGCAGCATTCATCAGTTCGAGGCCACGTTGAGTGATTTGGCCCTTTTGCGTTTCAAACTGTTGAATGAGAGCCAATTGCTGGGCATGCTGGTTTTCCAGCTGCTGAACAGGATCAATCTCACCCAAGGCTGATTGTTGCGGAGTAACAACCTGTTGAGCTCGAATCTTAGCCAGATTTACCTGGTGATTTTCCTCCAAACGTTCGGCAGTTTTATTGTACTGATCCTGGTTAATCTTCTTGGCTGCCAAGGCTGTTTTCAGATCCTCAACATCCTGCTTATAGCTGGCGTTTTCGCGCGCTTCCGGTAGAAGCTTTTGCGCGGCAGCCTCGGCCTTGATGGCATTGGCCGTATCCCATTTCTCTGCAGCATACTGCCGAGCCTGTGCGATCTGGGCCTGAGTTGCGCCTTTCCCAAGAGATTGCTCGGCATTAAGCATGGCCTGCTCTCTGCTAAGTTCTTGAGTTGACCCTGCCGCCAGTTCTGCTTGCTGCTTTAGGTTCGCCAGCTTCTGAGCAACAGATTCAGCAGAAGACGCTGATTTTTTCCCCTGCTGCTCACTCTCTTGTTGAGATTTTTTTCTGGCTTCTTCTGACTTCTCTAAATCATAATTTTCAGCAGCCAGCCTGCCAGCTGCAGAGATTTGATTCTGATTGTCAGTGACCCTGGCAGCCTGCATCCTGGCTTTGGCTATCGCCCGCGCTCTCTCATCCTGAATTTTAAGTAATTCATTCTGCTCTTCCAGAGTAGCGATAACTTTATCGCCCTCCTTGGTCGCGGGAGATATCTGCAGCGCTTTGGGGTCGAAGCTTTTTCCAGCCTGATTAGCTCAGTTTATTTCATCAGCTGTCTCTCCAAAGGCTTTCGCTACGGCACCCTGAACCTGCTCAAGAGACCAAGATTTTTCGATGAGTTGATCATGAACTCCCATCGCCGTGAGCATGTTGTTCGTGAGCGTGCGAGTCGCCTCTGAGGCGGTTTCTTCTGTTCGGGATAATTTATCTTTAGCGGCCTCAAGGTCTCGCGTCTTACGAGCCAGTTCATCAGACACTTCCGCCTGTTGGCGGGCGAAGTCTGTACCTTGCCCCATAGATTCAGCAACTTCCTGCGCTGCCGGGGTAAAGTTCTGATATCTGTCTCTCAGCGAGTCAACTTCACCCTGCAGGTCTGCAACAGCCTCTTTCTGGGCTCGTATAGAATTATTGGCATCTGCAATCGTGCCGCGCAGTTGGGTGTTACTCATTGACGTCATTGACGCATTTAGCTTATCCAGACCGTCAGCAAAGGCGATCGCCTCCTCTTTTGCCTGCTGGGCTTTCTGCCAGAAATAGAAGATCGCTCCGGCAGCGAGCATAGCCGCCCCCGCTGGACCACCTATGAGGGCAAGAGCATTACGAGCAAGTCCAATACCAGCAGATGCTGCACGTGCCGCCGCCGCCGCCCTTGCTGATGCGGCAGCCTGGACTGTTTCAGCCTCAGTAAGAGCGAGAGATACGGTAGTTGCCCGAGTTTTTGCAGCTATTAGGGCATCAAGCGCTAACATTTCAGCAGCGCTACCTTTGGCCACGTTATATTCAGCCTGGGCCAGAGCGAGAGACGAAAGAGCAGCCTCTTTATCAGCCAGAGCCTTACGCTGAGCAGAATTAGCGGCAACCAAAGCTGCTTGTGCCGCCTGACTCTCTGCAACAGCCTGCTTACGAGATGCTGCGATATCAGCGATTTTCGCGGAGGTAGCCATGGTCAGAGCGCCGACATACCGCGCGCCCATTACGCCAGCAACAATCGTGAGCGTAGTGCTGAGAGCGTCCAGGTTTTCACTGAGAGAAATTACTGAATCACTGAATATTTTTACGCCAGTTTTTACTGTGGCATTCTCGCCAAAGAATTTCGTGATATTGTTGTTGGCAATTTCAAGAGACTGGCTGATCGTCGCAGTAGTTTTAGCGAACTCCTGTCCAATTTTATCGCCCTGAGAGAGCAGGCCATTAACGATCACCTCAGTGGTTAACTTGCCCTCTGCAGCCATGTTTCTGAGCGCCCCGATGCTGACATTCATAGAGTCAGCCAGAGCAATCATGAGCCGGTTCCCCTGCTCGTTCACAGAGTTAAATTCATCACCCCTCAATGCTCCGGACGCCAGCCCCTGAGCAAGCTGAATGATTGCATTGCTTGCCTCCTCGGCTGTTGACCCTGACACCACGAAACCCTGGTTAATAATGGTTGTCAGCCTGGTAATGTCCTCTACACTGACGCCATAACTTCTTGTTGAACGCTCCAGACGCGCATAGAGTGTGGCCGTGGCATCAAGACCTGAGCGAGTCTTTTGAGAGATGTCAAAAACACGCTCTGTGACATCAGCCAGCGTTTCAAACGGCGGTACGGAATCCCTGACGGCATTTGCCAGTTTATTGCTGAGGTCCTGCCATGCCTGAGCATATGCGCCAACCTGCTGGACAGAAAGAGCGGCAATGAGCGCTTTCGCGACGCCAGTTAAGCTGGACATAGTGCCTTCAATCGAAGACAGAGAGCGTTCGGTGCGGTTTAAACCAGCCTCAAGACGGCCCATACTCCCATTGAGGCCATTCAGCGCATCATCAATATCCCGACGACCTTGAAGAAGGCGAGCCGTGTCCATATCCACTTCGTAAACGATCGTTCCAGCGCTGACGGTACCAGCCATATTGTTTTCTCCTGGCAATAAAAAACCTCGCCTGAGCGAGGTTTGATATGGTTTTATTGTTGGTTAGTTGCAGGTGTTTTCCCATGAGTCATTAAACTCCTGGCTATCGTCATCTATTACGGAGTGCCCGTTGGTAGATATATACCTTGAATTACCTGCATAAGCGCCGAAACTATTTTTTGCATTTACGTACCCACAAACTGCACCACCCTTGCCGATCTTCTCCCCAGAGAACTCAGCAGATGATGAGTCTTTGAGCAATCCCTTCACTGACTCTTTTGCATCGTAGTATCGGATTGCACGCCCCTCCTCCTGAGCTGTTTCTTGTTTTTTTAAGTCGCTCTTCAGGTCTTCATATTGCTTTCTTTCCGCGTAAGCATCACCAAAAATAGGGGTTTGGGAGTTGACCCAAAAAAGAAATCCCACATTGGCAGCTAATGATACAGCCAAAAAACCAACGGCGCAGAATCGTAAAGTTCCACGCCTCTCCGCCTGTGTAAGACGGGAATTAAACGCCGCCTTCTCGCCTATTTTTCCAAATCCAAAGCCAATGATAATGAAAGTTGCAATTATGAAGACGAGAGATAGTGGCTCTCTTGCTGCGAAGGTGCATGTAATTACTAATGCAATAAAACCCAGCGCCACAAATATCTTGTTCATATCCCTATTCCCCTTTGGTAAAAATGAACATCCTACCCAGGAATAGCACAGGCGCAACGGAAAAGGATGATTTATTGTTCTCAGGGTATCGTTGTATAGAAGGTCGGTTACTTCTTTTTCGCATTCTCGCGTCGAACTGCCTGTTTAGCCAGATATTCATCGGCGATGCTGTCGTACTCTTCGCGAGTAAAGCCTTTCTGGTCAGGATATTTAGCCGCCAGCAGCATCTGAAATTCGGTCATCGTTAACTGAGAGGCTTCAGTGCGGCTCATGCCGAAGTGATTACGTGCCGCGCTGATGTACTCGAAGGCATTAAATTCGGTTGTGGTTTCGCCACTCTCATGGCGCTGCAACTTGCGAACCTTTGCCTTTCCGATGATACCGTGTGTAATCAGAGACTGAGCAATCACCAGCATGTCGAATTCATCCATCGATCCACGGCGAATTTTAAACGTCTTTCCTGATGCTTTTGCTGGTCGAATCTCTCCGATTAACTGCGTCACATCATGGTCGCAACAAGCCGCCAGTACCGTCATGGACGCCATAACTGCCTTCCGCCCGTAACTGGTAGATTTAATATGCTGAATCAGCCACTCAGGAATCAGTCCATACACTTCAAATGCTGATTGCAAAACATTTGAAATCTCGTCGTGATGCAGTTCGTAGAACGCCTGCACAATCTCTTTCGGTTCGCCGATGCGCGTCATATTAATGAACGATGGGCGGAAGAAGTATTCTTCCTCACCGACGCTGATAAGGCATTCGCCAATCTCTTTCATGGGGATCATAGCTAAATCCGGTAACAATCATTTTCGGGGCCACCAGGTGGAAGCCCCTGAAATGGCAATTACGAAGCGGTAACGGTTACCGCGGTAGTTCCGACCTTCCCGCCGTCCGTAGTGGTGAATGTTGCGTTACCAGTTCCTGCCGCGACGCCTGTAATCAAGCCGCTGGTGCTTATGGTGAACTTCGATGTATCAGAAGATGCCCATACACCGGTTTTATCTGTCGCGTCAGCAGGTGATACGGCCGCAGAAAGCTGCCGCGTCGCGCCAACAACAACTGATGTGGTAGCTGGCGTCAGCACAACGCCTGTCACAGGTATTTCGTCAGGAGTTTCCTGCACGTCAATAGTGTCAGAATCAGACACTTTGAATTCGGTTGAGAGCGTAACGATGTCATTACTGCCGCCATCAGAGCTAAGTGCGGTAATAACCATGTACCCCTGGAATTGCACCGGGCCATAATCCATAAACACCCAAATGGTTGGCTGGCGACCTGCTTTAACTTCATCGTTGTAGTATTTGATGAACTTGCCGACGCCAAATTGATCCAACTTGTCGCGTTTACGCACCTCACCTTCAAAGCTGATGGTGAAATCCGAGTTAGTTACTATATTTTCAACGTATCCCTTCGTGTCATCAGCATCGCTGGTAACAGTGTTTGGGCTGAAGTCGAAACCCTTTGAAGTGCCAGCCATTAGAGCCTGGCGCTCGCTTTCAGGTGGCACGGCATCAGGGCAGCCCAAGGCCACCTCTAACACAACTGCACGACCAAATAGCTTACTGTTGTCAGTAGAGCAGCCTTGCATAGTTACTTACCTCTTTGAAATGAAAAAGGCCACCTAACGGCAGCCATTTGATTGCGCTTACTCCCCGTAGAGGCAAGCGAATTGAAGTCGAAACACGATCCTTCCCTCTTCGGTTAATACTGGCGGCGGGATGCCACCCATATTCTCGATATGGCCGACACAGCTATCACTGATTGGATTGTCCTGGACGTAATCAACGATACGCTGAACAGCATCCAGTGCGGCCTTACGCTTATCTTTCGCGCCGATGACATCAACCAGAACGTGATACTCCGATCCAAGCTGATTACGGATATTAGCCCCACCGTTTGGCCTGAAGACCATAATCGCCTTCGACAGGTCTTTCGGGTCGTCGTACATCAGTTGCTGAACGGTGAAGCCAGCCGTTAGGCCTGCATTAACGAACAGGTTTCGGACCCGCTCGTACATCATGGGCGTCATAGCGAGAGCTCCTTACGAACAACATCATCGATGGCAGATCGCTCCTCTTCAAATCCAAGGGTGAGGAATTCTTTTTTAGCAGTTGAACGACGGAATCTCTGCGGGTTGGCCGGGTCATGAACATAAACGGCATAGTTGGTCGAGTAACCTACCCTGCCTGTGATTACTGCTCCGTCAGCTACGATTTCGCGAAACTGGCTATTTAATAGCGCTGAGGTGTCGATCGGTGTGTAGAGCGCCGCTCTTGCTGCCCCAAGAATCATCGCTGACTGGAGTGCGCGAATGACTTTTCTACCCTGAATATCATTCAGAATTCGGTCAATATTGCGCTCAACACGTGCAGCTCCGCGAACTTTGATGCCCATGGCTACACTCCCGTAATTATCGCCCAGTCGTCTTCCAGGCCTTCCAGCGTGTCGTTCCACTGCGTAACGTGGCGAACCTCGTCAGCGCCAGCGCTAAGTGGGTCTGGATTGGAGCTGGAGCCGATAAGGATGTAATCGCCTTCGTCAGCCAACGCATAGGCAGTGAAGAAGGTGTTTTTTACGACAACCTCTTTACCGATTGACCCGAGCTTGGCAGACAGACCTCCGATGTAGTCGCACATGATGGTTTCAGGCGGTTCATATGGTTCGATGGGGTCGCCATACTCATCATTACCGCCCGCCCCCTTACGCCATATCGTGCACGGCTTGTTGTATGACCATGAAGCAGTAGACGACATCAGCCCTCCTTCCAGCGCAGCACTTTCGCGCCTGTCGCCCGGATACGCGGGCAGTTGATGAACCACTCGCCGTCCGATTTCACGTAGCCGGTAGTCTCCCGCCCGGTATCGGTCAGCACCCATACTCGAACGAATGAACGCGGCAGCCGGACGCTTACGGATGTCCAGGTCATCAGCAGCCCCCAACAACGAGGAACATCCCAACCTTCTGCCCGACATCGATGGGCAGCTCTGACGTGCAACCGGAGGTATCCAGCGCCAGCAGAGCGTCACGCATGTTGAGCACGCTGTCGCTGTAGTCGAACGACCGGGACGCACCGGACGGAGCACCCTGCGACTTAATCCGCTGCGTGTACGCCGTCAGAGCCATCAAGGTGACCGCGTACACCTGGATGAGCATCAGATCGCAATCGTCGTACCCGGCAGCAACCAGGCAGGGCTCAATCTTCGCCATCTTGCACAGGTAGGCTTCGATCATGAAGTCAGGGACGGTGGTATAGCCGAGCGCAGACAACTGCTGTTTAACCTGCGCCGCTGTTATCTGCACTACAGCCATGGTTATTTCGCCTTTTTCTTCAGATCGTCGATTTGTTTCTGAGCCTCGTCGAGGTCAGCCTGCAGCTTCGTGTTGTCAGCGGTCAGCGACTCAACTTTGCCATTGGCCTCGTCGAGGTCAGCCTGCAGCTTTTGCACGTCGGCAGGTGTCGCAACTTCCAGGACCTGGTCGCTTACCGGGATCGCTTTTCCTGCCAGCCACAGCGGGAGAGTCTCGCCTTTGTAGACTTCACCCTTTTTCAGTTCGTGGCTGTCGTGGGTGAGCAACCATTTTTGTTCTTTACCAGCCATACGGCCTCCGTAAAAAAGATGGGGCCTAAGCCCCATGAATTATGCTTTGGTCAGCTGGGCGTAACCGGCCTGGCCATTCGCGTCGTGTTTGAACTGCGGCGCCGCAGCAGCCAGTACGGAGAAGACATAATCGTCTTCCGGATTCTGGCGAGCTTTCGGGCGCATGGTCATCGGCATGCCGTTGAGGATCTGCACGACGTCAGGACGCTTAACCACACCCAGCAGTTCGTTTTGCGGAACCTTCGAGGCCGGAACCAGCGCCGCAACACCAGGGATTTCCATGATGCGGGACAGGATGGTCTTCGGATAGTTTGCCGCGTAGTCGTTCACAGACGCGTAGAACCAGTCTTTGTAGTTCACGTAGATGGTTACCGGGCCGTAGAAATTCTTGGACTGCAGCAGCCCAATCAGCGCGGAGATGGCCCCGACCCACTGAGCGCCGGTTGCGCCGTTCAGGTCAAGACCATGCGTGCCGGTTGCGCGGTTTGGCGCAGTGCGCAGGCCGTAAATGGTCGCGCCCCCGACGTTGATGTTTGGATCGCCGTTCAGCACCATGTCTTCCAGCTTCTCAGCCACTTTACGCTGATGGTTGGAGATGGCGTCGCTGTCCAGAGAGTAGCCTTCAGTCTGCGCTGCCAGCATCTGGCGCCAGCCGAAAGTCAGCTCACTGTCGATGATAGGCAGCGGCGTGCCTTCGTAATCCATGACAGGCTGATCGCCCTTCGCCTTGCCGCGGCCATCCAGGCTGATGTTTACATCACCGGAATCTGACAGAGTCATGAAGTAGTGAACGATCTTACCGAGTGCCATCGGGCGGGAAACGCTGGCGGCCAGGTCGTTAAACACTGACAGCACGTCGCGCTGAACGGTAATCGCAGAGCGGTCCCATTCGCCCCAGACATCTTTCGGCAGCACGGAGGCGTTACCGACGAGGTCATCAAACGCAATGAACTGACCGCCAGCGTCGTTGACTGCAAAGCCATGCTGTGCAGCCATATTGCGCTGCATCATGTCCCAGCGACGGCGCGCGTTGATGATCAGCCCCTGCTGTTGTGGAGTAAACTTTAACATTCTTGTTTTCCTTATGCCTTGGCGTACGGAGTGGAGAGGATCACCACGTCGGCGAAACCTTCCGCCGCCAGAGTGCGCCCTGCTTTTTCGTCGAACGTTGCGACGACCTGGTTGCCGGTTGCGGCCGCTTTGAATACGCCGCCGGTACCGATGGTCAGCTCCTGACCTACCGTATAGGCTGCGGCAGCCAGGCGAACGTTGTATTCCTGCTCGCCTTCAACGCGGTACGCCACGCCGGTTTCATTGGCTGCGTATGCGGTGGTGATTGCCTGGCCGATGAAACGACGGTTGCCGAGAATGAGCCAGCGGCCGGTAGTATCAGCAGCTGCTGCCAATTTGCCTGATGCAATCTTCACTGCCACGCCTGGGTTAAGCGCCGCAGCGACCGGCAGGTTGATGGTTTCCGGCTCACGCTCGACCGGGCCACGATAGATGACGTTAGCCATTATTTTTTCTCCTGATCGATGCCAGCGTTGAGGTCGTAGTCTTTCCACTGGTCGTTTTCAGCATTGACCTGCTGGAAAGATGGGTTCAGACCAGTGCTGGTCTGGCACTGTGAGTACAGGTCGTTCAGCGCGTCGCCAGCCAGCGAGTTGATCGCCGCTTCGGTCATGAACGAGAATTTCGCTTTAACCGCATCTCGCTTGGTTTTCAGGTCGCTTTCTGCGTTTGCCTGCAGCTGAGATTTCAGCGTGCTGATTTCATCGGTAAGCGGCTTCAGAGCCAGATTCACTGCGGCAGTAATAGCATCGGAGTTAATCTGAGCCTGGCCCGGGTCGCCACCGCCATCTTTCTTCTGCATCTGCTGGTTGTAGGCATCCCAGACCTGATCGTCGGTCAGCCCCTCGGTTTTAACGCCTGCGGCATTGAGCGCGGCGATCATCTTCTCTTTCATCGGGTTTGTTTCTCCGTTGGTTTTGACTTCATACTCAGTTGGTTTGCGCACGACTTCTACTGGATCGCCGACAAGCGTTACGACCTTGTCAGAGATGAGGTACTTCTGGTCGAATAGCTTCGACTTGGCGTTTTCGCCATCCTCTTCGTAAACGAAATGGTCAGGCCATACGCTGACGACGTAGCGCCACTTTTTGTCGTCCTGCTTGATGGACATGCGCAGCGCCTGGTAAATGTCGTCGAATGACATCTCTGAAGCGTTGCTGATGAAGAACTTCACTTTGTTCCACCAGCCGTCTTTCATGCTGTTGGCGGCATCAATGAGGCTCGTCGTTTCAACATCGGCCTCTTGCCCGTCAGCGTTGACGAACATGCCAACACCTTCATCCGGCGTGCCAGCGCCTGGCTCGTCGAGCAGGATCGCGATGTGGTCGAACTGCATGTTGTGAGCGACCCAGGAGTATTTCTTCTGCTTCGACTCACCTGCCTTTTGCTCTTTATTCAGCAGCAGACCGGTAGAAACATGAATGGGGTCGGCGTTATTGCCGGAAATCATGTCGTCCAGGCGCTGAATAAGGCGCTTACCGTCAGGCTTGGTATCTGCCACGGCCTTATTGACGTAAACATCCATCACGACCTTGTCGTTGGCCTTGCTGACGTTCTGAGCCCATGCCCCGGCGTAGTAATCGTTGACCGCCTGCGGGTCGTTGGCGCTGACGTATTTGCCGTTCACCATCGGATGACCGATCGGCATTAACTTGCGCTCCATCGTCTGGTAGCTGTTGTTAATCTCCTCCGCCGGGTACAGGCCGCCATTCATAACGATGTCATCGACGATCGGGACCGCACCACGAATGACGTAGTGTTCCTGGTCGTTGATGGTGGTCGTTGAGATGTTGGAGGCGTTGATGGCGAGGGATTTAACGTGGATGCTGGATAGCTTCACGTTGCGTCCTCTGTTTAGATTTTTCGTAACATTGGCGCTCTACAGCACCAGGGGAAATAGTCCAGCGCAGTTACGCACTGATAGCTCAATGTTCGACTGCAACCGCAGCACCAATAAACGGTCATGCAGCCTCCTTTGCGGTCCACTGCTTACGCTCTTTCGCCAGCTTATCAGCCAGCCCCTCGTTGAAAATGCTGCCGTCGTCGTTGAGCAGCGCCGGTATCTGGCTGCAATAGCAGTTGTACCGGTTACCGTTCTCGGCGTAGAAGTCCCGCACCTCTTCGGTGGTGTAGACCTTGCCGTGACGGCTGGCGTGCCAGGTGCGCGTCGTTGGTTTGAGCGCTGACAGCCACAGCAGGCCAGTATTCAGCCCAAGCCGGTCAGCGGCCCAGTCGGTTTCGTTCCATTGCGCCTGCCGCAGCGCGCCGACCTGCTCAGTCTGAGCGATGGTCTTAGCCTTCGACATCGACACATCGAGACGCTTGCTGATGACGCCGGCTGTCTCGCGAGGATTCACGCCACGCGCTACCGCATCGGTGATGATGTTGGTTAAATCGCCGCGGGCGGTGTCACTGATGACCTTCCAGTCACTAAACGTTGTCAGCCTGGCAGCCGCCACCTGATTAAGGTGACCGGGACTGCTTAAGAGCTGCTGTATCGTCGTCTGACTGGTGTACACCTGCGACTGCTGCGAGAGGTTATTGAAAGCCTCCAGCGTGCCGCGCTGCGCTTCTGCAACGACGTAATCCATCGCCCACAGGTTTTGCTCGCCACCCTCCAGCAGGTAATCGTCGAGAATCGACTGCACCGCTTTCAGCAGTTCAGCCAGTTCCTGTGCCGACATGTCGTAGATGAACTTGCCTGCGTTGACCTGGTAGAGTCGCATGTCCTCGCCGTGGTCATGGCAAAGGAAGTGCCAGTAATGGCTGTTTACCTCACGCTCTCTCCCGATAAGGCGCTGGTCGAACAGAGCTTTCAGCGCGCGCTTGATGCCGAGATACCGCTCTTCGATATCCCGGTACATCGCGGTTACCTGCTTTGCCGATCGGGTCGGGTCAACCTTGCTGCGCGGAACTATCGGCAGCCCCACCTTTGCCGTCTGTTCTGGTGTCATCGGCCAGTGGATCATCGGTAGTCACCTTCTCGTCCGGTTTCGGTGGTTCTTTTGGCTCCGGTAGCGGGTCAAGACCAACAACTTCGCGCAGCTCATTGGCTGCAATAGGCGGCTCACCGCCATAGAAGCCAGTGGTTTTCTGCACGATGTCAGCCAGTTTTGAAGCGTTCTCGATCTTCTCTTTCTCGCCTGGCGCCAGCAGATCGCTCCACGAAATGGTGACCTCGCCTTTGGTCGGCGGGTCGATAATCCCAAGCGTCCAGAAACGCTCCAGCAACGCGGTGATCCGGTCTGTCAGGAAGCCATTACGCCGCGTGTTTCGACGGATAGCCCAGTCAGTTTTATCCTCATCGCTCGCCAGTCTCCCGGTCTGCTGACCGAACAGGATGGTGAACGGGATCTGCACGGAGGCTGCCAGTTCGTTCGCGGTGACTTCCCAGGTTGGCCCCGGGTCGCCGGGTGTAACGCTCAGAACATGCATCTGACCGGCCTGCATTACGGCCGCCGCATCAGTACCACGGTTAAGCTTGTTGACCTTATCGCCCATCGCTTCGCCGAGATCGGCATAGCCAGCCTTCTTAGCCTGCTCTGCCAGCGTGGCCATGTCGGTTTCTTTGCTGAACTCGACGGCAATCTGACGACTGGCGTTCTTCAGGAAACCCTCGGCGCCACCACCAGATACTTTCTCAAGGTCGAGGCCCTTGTTGTAGCCAGCTTCCAGCAGCGGGATGCCGGACAGCACGTTGTCATCTTCAGAACCTTCGCAGAAAAGGATAACGCGGCTCGGGTGTACCGGTTCGCCGCGCAGCGGGCCGACGAATGACTCGTCTCCTACAGGTTGCTCGTTGAAGTTGAACATCTTCGGCTGGCCGAAGGTTTCAGACTGACGGTTGTTGTCCCATTCGGCGACAGTTAACTGCGGCTCCCATACCGGAATCAGCTTCACCAACGCTGACTCACCTATGGATTTCACCAACTTGGTATCAACAGGATCACTCCATGGCTTATTGTCTTTCACCTGCAGCAGCAGGGCAGAGTAGCGCCCCACCATATTGCGGCGATCGGCATCCTTCACCTTCGGCCACAACTTCTTCATGAACTTGGTGACTTTCTTTTCCCAGGCGTTTGTATTCTTCGCCTCCTGAGCTTCATCACCGTCAACAATGACCGGATAGTCTTGCCAGCAACCATCCAGCAGCCGATGCACCACAGCGAAGCCAGCGGCGTTGCGGCGGTACATGTTGTAGAAGTCGTTGAAGGTGATCGTGCGCGGGTAGCCAAATTCCTGGTAAAGCGTCGGGCGCTTCGTGTTCCCGCCACCGATGCCGATGGCATTCAGGTAATTCGCTCGCCTCATTTCAGTGGCGAGGTTGTTCACAGCCATCTGAAGGCCGTTATCTTGTTCGCTCACTGGCGATGCTCCTTAGAAGAATACTGTGCCAACCTGCTTGCGGTTGTTCTTCGTCACTGCGAAGTAACGGAAGCTATCGGCACCGTGCGAAGTGGCGTCATGGAGAGGTTTGTCTTTCCAGCAGCCGCGCTTGTCGTCCCACTCCTTCCGGTATCCCTCAAGGTGAGAGATACCTTCCGAGCATTTCTCCTCATCGAATACGCATTTCGGGAGGATTTCACGTGCCGACTCAATGCCGGTATCAATGCCGGCTTTCGGCACAACGCGGAAGTTTATCGAATACATCTGGCCGTCAATCTCGTAACCCTCGCGCGCCAGCTCTTTGCGTGACTTCGCATCAGCAGCAAACTCGCGGTTTTCGATGTCGTGCGGCCCCCAATGTTCGCCGTACTCATAGCCGCGGTCTTTCAGCACCTTCATGTAGTGCCTCAGCCCCTCGCCGGAGTTTTCGTAGTAGTCGATGATATGGAACTCTTCACCAACTTCGCGAACGAACCAGATAGCTGTGGAGTCGCCCACACCGATATCCCAGAACGTGTGCACCGGGAGATGCGAGTTATCCGGGATTTTGCCGATCCGCTTGTTGGTGTAGAGCCAGCGGAACTGTTTAGCGTAGTACGCGCCCTCGACCGACTGCTGGAACGCCTCGGCCGGAATGGTAGGGTACTCGCGCTTCATGTCATCGCCGAGCGTTTTCTCTTTGGCGTAATACCAGGATTTCTGGCGATCGTTGACGACTACACCGTGCTTCGCCTCCATCTCAGCGAAGTACTCAAGCAGTCGCGCCGGCAGAGGTTCAACCGGGTCGATCGCGTACTGCGGATTCTTCCACCAGGAGAAGAAGAAAAACTTCCAGTCCAGCGCGGATAATGGCTTGCCCTGCAGCAACGCTTTCTCTGCCGTCTGGCAGTAATCGAAGAAGTAACCCGCCCGGCCCTCGGCTGTGCTCTCGATAGTAGCGAAGCATCCAGTCGATACCGCCTCAAACGCACCAGTGACGATCTCACGGGCTTTGTCCGGATACTTGGCGCATATCTTCCCGAACTCGGAAACGTGCAGGTAGCGCAGCGTACCGCCACGAAACGACGTGCTGACGTATAGCGATCCGCCCTTCTTAAAGACGAGCTCGCCGGATGAATCGTTGCTTGCAGGGTTGGCCGCCTTTATCTCTGCCGGCAACTTGTCGTACGCGTACTTCACCTTTTCGCGGAACAGGCGCTTTGCGTCATTCAGCGTGTGGGCGATCAGCGCGCATTTCGCCGACTCAAACAGGGCCGCGTCGAGCTGGATGATGCACACCTCTGTGGTGAACCCGAGCTGACGAGCTTTAAGGATGATGTTGCGGGTGTGGACCCCCTCGAAGTATTCCCGCTGCTCAGGCGTCATCCTGAACCGCGTAGGCTTACCTTCTTTATCGGTGATCCAGTAAAGGTTATTCAGCCGCCAGTCTTTGTCAGACAGCAGCTTGATGTGCTCAGGTTTCATTACGCCCCCTGAGACAGAGAATCCATCAGGTCAGACAGTTGCTTAACAGAGTTGTCACCTTCCGGCCCGTCGATATCGTAGGCCTGGCGCTCAAGCCCAATCAGATTCTTCAGCGCGTCGCTCAGTGCCTTAACCGACTTAACTCGCTCTGGCATGCTGATGACCTTGTGGTAAATCTCATTGAGTTTGTCCTGACCCTTGTCGTCAGGGTCGAACATCAACTCTCCGAGCTTCTCCAGTGCGGCCACGTCTGCACACTCTGCCCCCAACTCATCAAACAGGGCATTCGTTATCTGTCGGGCGCGCTTAATATCGCCGCGATGCTCCATGCGGACATTGGCTATTACCTCAGCCGTAGCCTCGATGAGTACGCGTTCGTTAAAAGTGACTTCACTGCGTACCTGTTTGCGTACCTCCTGTTTGCGTACCAGGTCATCAGCCTTCTGCTGAATCTTCGCATTCAGGTCACGCGACCAGTCGTCACGCTTGGCGCGCTTACGGATAGCGCCTTCGCTGATACCGTGTTGTGATGCTATTTCTCGGAGGGACATCACTCCGGCCCGGTACGCCGTCTCGATGGCCTCCCAGTCCGGTTTTGCCATAATTTTTTATTCCTAATTTTTGAATTACTCTTGTCCACAAGTCCGATGTGATAAGCCGGATTTAGGCCGTAGAATTCCTAACCATTTATTTTCAGGAATCACGACATGGAGAAGGCGATCGTAGTTAATCGACAGGTGCTAACCTCTCGGCCCCAGGCTGTGTTGATGGTTCATAGCTTGAACGGATATACCGTTTGCGTTATTCCTGCCGCTTTCTCTCTGGTTGTCGGACAGGAACTGTACAGGCCAGAGCATCACCGCGGGGTCTGGAGAGTATCAGGGAGCAATGATCTATTCCCTGCAAATGTCACTGGATCAATGACGCTTGATGAGGCGCAGCGCGCTTTCAATCAAATACTCAGTCAGTAGTGTTTTCAATATCTGTCTGTTCTGCCGGTACTGGCGTGAAATGCACACGCTTAACGTCGGCAGGAGCGAAATACAGCCACTCTCCCGTTTCCGTCGCCAGCGGCACAAAGCCGTTTACCAACTCAGGCTGACGTCGTGACATCTTGCCCGTGAAGGTTTCGCCTGTTTGAGTGGTTAGCGTGATTTGGTAGATGTCGGACATGGTTACCTCTTTGCCTTGTCGCAGCTGTTGCCCTGCTTCTCAGAAGTGCTTAGCCACTTACGGCTTACCCGTCAGCAAGATGATGATCACCGCCTTATTGGGGTTGAGCATTCTTTCCTTGTCGGGAGGATTCAATTTTCCTGATTGCCGCCTTATCCAGATTGCACTGTCCCAGCGCCGTGTAGAGCTGAGCGTTTAACTCCAGACTTGCCTGCCACGTGAACGGAACAACCATTCCGGGGACAGGCGTGTCAGCGGTAAGGTCAGCGCTTATCGGCACCACCGGGGCCGGAACGTAAACTGTCTGCGTATTCCCGCATGCTGTCAGCAGCGGCAGAAGGAACAAGCTGGTTAGCGCACGGATCGCCTTCAAGCGCCTTCCTGATGTAGACAATGCGCGTTTCGCCTTTATGGGCCAGTTCGTTCTTTGCATTCTGGGTAGCCTGTGAAATGTCACGGATGAGGTTCATCGTGGTGATCACGTTGCTGGTGATCGCCTCCGATGTGTCTGCCCTGACCGTCGCCTTATCGCGCTGGTCTTTGTAGGTGATGGCGTTGTCGCGGTAGTGGTTCACGAAGAAAGCCAGCACGCCGATTAACACCAGCACCAGCAGCTGTAACCAGTAACGCTTAACCAGCGCGCCAATCATGACAGGAACAGAGCCCGCTCTGCCTCCCGGCGACGGGTCAGCCCGTTCAGGACTTTGCCACCAGCTTTATTCCAGCGCAGGAACTCATCGGCAGCGCCAGCGTAATCACCGGAGTTGAGTTTTCGCAGCAGTGTCGATGTCGACAGGGAGCGAGCACCAAGGTTATACGTGAACGACACCAGAGCATCGAACTGCCCTTGAGTCAGACCCACTTTAACCAGGCGGGACACGTCGCTTTCGTAGCTGACCAGCCCAGTCTTCAGCAGGCGTTCTGCAGTTTCCTGCTTAATGGTCATCCCGGCGCGGATTGGTTTTCCGTCGACAGGCTGAGTCCATCCATAGCCGATCGTCCAGACGCCGACGCTGTCCTGGTAGGCGGTGAGCTTGCAGCCTTCGAACTGCTTGATCAGGGCAATGCCTTTTTCACTGGTTTGCATCACCGCCTCCAAAGCGAGAATTAAACACCCGGGAAGCCATAACTTTAACCTGCTCTACACCAACAAACCCGAGCGCGCCACCGATGGCAATCGACAGGGACTGTGGGAGGTTGAAGTAATCAAGAGCCGACACAGCGGTAAGGGTTAGAGCTCCGCAGATTGCTCCTTCAAGAATCATTTTCTTCCAGCCGCCACCGCCGTAAGCGATTCTCAATGCGGCCATGGCAACCGATAGCAATACGGCACCCATCGGCGTTTCGCCACGCCACCAGCTGTGGAGTAGTTCGATAAACTCCGTCCAGGAGTGGGGATCGTTATGCATTTTCATAGTCTCTAACCTCCGGCTTAAAAGCGGGGGCTGTGTGTTTAAAAGGGGGTCAGGCCCTCGGGACGATTTAACAAGAAGGCATGTCGAGGATGGTTCCCGGAGCCTGAAATAAAAAAGCCCGCGACAGGCGGGCAATATGGGGGTAAGGCAATGCCGGCTCTATGGCCGAAGGGTCCCAGGCAGTGGGTTTGGTTTGTGGTGGCCGGTGCTGAACTCCGGCTTTCTCTGGCATCGTGTGCCCCAAGACTTTTCTCCAGAGATAGCGCAGTCCTCATTAAGGGGGTGCCGTCTCTAGCGCATCAGCCTGCGCATTCACCACAACGGACAGAGCACTGAGCACTTCGCGCCAACTCCATGCTGCTGCGTGGGTTGGGTTATGAGCCCTTCACGCCAATGCTCTTTCCTGTTGTGCAGATACGAAAAAGCCCAAGGCGTTAACCTCGGGCTTAAATTCTTTGTGTCGACAATTAAAGCTATGGCGACGATATCAGATTTACATGAAATGTATGCTATTTAATTGACTTTTGCAATACCCTGCTGCGAAAAAGTCGCCTTTTGTTGTGATCGTGTTCTCACAGTGCAGAGAAGCGAATCGTCATCAAGCCGCTTAAAGATGGTGCACATGACCCGCCAGTAGTCGGCGTAGTTATGGCACCAGTTATCAGGTTTAACGCCACACAGAGCAGCCAGATCCTGGTGCTGATACACATCCTTACCCGCCAGCTCCGCTTTGACGTCCTGCGCCGCCAGCCAGATAAGCTTCTTCAGGCGCTCCATAGTCTTGCCGGCCACTTTCTTCGCGCCGAGCTGCTCCCGGAATTCGGCCCAAGCCCACTGGGTAATAGCCACCTGGTATTCGAAACGGATATTCTCGCTGTAGTTCCACAGCAGCCATGCCTTCTGGTGGTCTTCCAGAGACAGCACAGCGCGGCGCCAGGACGCGGTCACGAACTCCACCGGGCCAACCAGCGCGATGGATGAACCCTTTGCGCGTGACTGGCTGCCGCTCATCGCCGGGCCGTCCGGGTTAACTTTGCGGCCGGTGACCGGGTCGGTGATTTTCTTCCGGCCCCGGCTGCGCGCCGTCGCGGTGAATTGCGCGTTCTCGGCGAAGGCCACCAGCTGTCCTTTCGTCGCCCCGCTAAGATCTGCGGTCGCCACAATGAGCTGCTGACGTACGTATTCCAGTTGCTGACTGTTCATGCGGCTTCCTTCTGTGGCTGTTTGTTTTTGCTCTGGCTGTGCTTTGCTACTGGCGACAGGTAGGCGCGCTTAACGCTTTCGGCCTGGTATCTGGCTATCTGCTCTCTGGTCATGATGGCCTCCGATTCCACGCACGAATCGCATCTCGTTTTGTTGGGTATGTGTCTGTTATTGGCTTAATCAGGCACTGCTTAGTTGCGCATCCGGCATAAACACCATCACCATCGGCAACCAGTTCTGCCTCACCACCACAGAATGGGCAGTTAAGAAGTGAAGCCCAATGCGGAAGCTTGAGGTCGTAAATCATGCGGCCTCCCGCTGTTTCAGCGCGCGAAGGTCTGCCCTGGCCTTGGCGCGTATGCCGTCCAGTTCTTCACGTGTGTATCGATGGGTTTCGTTGTTGGATTCCAGCGCCAGCACGCGTTCTTCGCCGATCAGCTCGACCAGCGCGGAGCGGTACGCCTCAATGTTCCCGGATTTGTGAACGTTGCAGGCGGAGCACTGGAGCCAGATATTGTCCGGGTTAAATCGAAGCTGTGGCGCGGCGGCCGTGGTACGGTAATGACCGGCATGCCAGGCGAAAGCAGCCTTGGTTCCGCAGGAGATGCAGCCGTGCCCGGCGGCCAGCAGCATTTCGCGACGCCAGTCATTGAAGGCACGCTGAGTCATCTGCACCCAATGACGGATAGGTTTGAGCTCGCTGCGTCGTGCTGCGCGCCGTTGGCGACCTGCCTTCTCTTCGGTGCGCTGACGCTGCGATTCCTTCTGCTTAGCGGCTTCACGGGCTTTTGCGGTCTGTTCTTTGCCGATCGCGCTGGCGCACTCGAAGCTGCAAACTATCTGCCCCTCGCGTTGCGGGTGGAACCACTGGCGACAGGATTTATGGGCGCACTTGCGGCGCGGTAACTTAGCCATGCGTCCTCCGTGCCGCGAGGCGCAGCCATTTCTGATCCACCAGGCGGGCGGTGTAGTCTTTCAGGGTCGGGATGTCGGACGGCTTAACCGCGGGCTTAGGCTTGCGGCGCGCCGGAACGCGGAAGATTTCGTTTGTGATGACGCGGGAAAGTGGGCTACTCATTGCGCTCACCCCAGCGTTTAGCCCATTCAATTTCAAGGCGAGATTTTTCGCTGAACTTGACGTTCTGCTGAGTGCCAAACCAGTAGATAGCCTCAATGACTTCGACCATCTGGCGGACAGTCATCTTACTGGTGCGCTGACCGAACATCACAACGCCACCATCAAGGCCGGGTGCCATGCGCTGCTCTTGCTTTTTGGACTTGGCGACCATAGCGGTGATCAGGTCTTTCCAGTCGTCTGAATCGTACTTATTGCCAAACCACGTAACCTGGTCGGAGAGGTCTTTAAGCAGCGGCCACATTTTTTTGTTCTGATCGAGGGTGCGGGTCATTTCCTTGATATCGAGAACCAACGGGCGCTTGGCATCCACCGGTAGCTCCCGGATGAAGTTGATAGCGTTTTGCTTGATGGCGTCGTTGACGAGGTGGAATTGCTGCTTCATACGCCACCTCCGAGAGGTAACGCAGAATGCAGAAAATCGCAGGTGCATTTCTGCATCTGTGACAAGGTGAGGAGTTCAGATTGTGGTCGCATTTAAGTCCCCTTAAATGCGCAGAAGTCACCGCTGGGTGTTCATGCCTGCGGTGACTTCATTATGGCTGCTTGATTATTAAAAATCAAAGCTTCAGTTAATCAACCCGGCCATTTGTTGAGCTGATCAGTGATAATTGATGGTTTGTCTTTTACTGTTACCGTTTGCCCGTTAGTCAACACAATTTCCGTATAGTGACCGTTTGATTTAAAGCTGATGATATGATCTCTGTTGAGAAAAACAGGATGACCTGCATTGTTGGTTAGTTCAATAATCATGTAATTACCTCATTTTAGTGAGTTTATTTTATATCAGATTATTTATCATTTTGTCAGTCTCCATTACCTGGAGGGTTGTGCACAGTTGAGCATCGCGAACATCACTGCGTCGAATGGGTTATGCATGGAGTTTTCTCTCTGCCGGTAATGGGGGGATATCCATCCACATGGCAGCCTTCACAATAACTCCTTCACTACCTCTCCACTCGTCAGATTCACAATCGTAGCAAGCTGTAATCGCAACCCCATAATCCGTCAGCATCAGGTAAAGCCCGTTGCTTTCAGGTTTAATTTCGGATGCATCATTCCAGACGGGAAGCGGGCCATTTCGGTATATCTCCTGAAGCTCTCGAGCCATGTGATACGCGATGTGTCTGCGCCCAAAATCACGAACAACTTCTTTGAGCCTTTCATGGGAAATTGTCACGACTTCACCTCCTGCTGCGGTGCTGCTGCGAGCATGGCCCTGTACACTGCATTGCCAGTCCATAGCTTATTGATAGGCGTGGTGTCGAACCGGATTGCACCCGCTGCGGCTGATTGCATTTCCGTAGTCGGCTCAACCGGCACCATCACCCAACCATCCTGAATCACCGGAGAGTTGCCATCGGCACCCTGAAGCATGGCGGCGCGGCAGGCGTTCCAGGCGATACAAAACACTTCTGCGTCACCGTAGTATTTCCAGCTCAAATGCTCATTCATGACATCGTTTGCTGTTCTCGTGTTGAGTTCATCAGGCACATATACCTGCGCTGGCGGGGCGGAGTAAAAATACTCATCCTCAATTCCCTCAACGGGTTTTGAGAAGCCGATAAAATTACCGTAATGCCAAGGATAAGGGCCGTATGGCTCAACTGTCACACGACGCCAGCGGTGAATTGCAGGCTCCGCTTCGAGCGATGCCAGCGCGATACGCGCCAGCTCCAGTTCTTCTTCAAGCTCTGCGCGTGAATCAGCGAAAGCGGTCTGCGTGATGGAAAACTCCAGACTCTTAACCTTTTCGCGCGCACGTTCGCGTAACTGCTCTTTGGTAATAGTGCTCATGGGTTAGTCCTCCCTGTCAGCCGCTCGCGAAGAGTTAACTTGCGTGGCAATCTTTCGTGGTCAGCAATCTCAACTACAGTGCAAGCACATGAGCAGAAAGTGCCTTCACGCTTATGCTTCAGCAGAACTGCTTCGTTGTAGGCCGAATCCCTGTCTGTTGCACTCAGCTCATGCACATCAAACCCCTTGCTTCTTACGTGCCATCCGTGAATAACTGCGATGTAACGAGCCATATCACTCTCCTTTCCAGGCTCTATCTGTTATCGAGCTCTCGTAGCGATGAATCTCACGCTTGCCTGCAATCAGCGTCTCCTTAGCGTCACGGCCATCACCGAGGTAAACTGGTCTGCCACTCAAGGTATTCTGAGGTTTTTTTTCAACATCAGACTTCATGGGTAATTCACTAAGTTCAGCAATGCGCTCCTCTGCGGCCTCTAGTTTTCTCCTTAACGCCTCGCTACAACCCTCAGCTCTTCGGATTGCTAACTCCAAATGTTTATTCAGCGCATCTGCGGCTTCCAGCTCAACCAGCAGCGCGTTAGCCTCATCCTCTTTCAACACCACTGTGTCAAAGCTTTCGGTCTGCTTTTTGATTTTTGCAATCAGCGCCTGTTTGTCGATGCTGCTCATTGGGCGGCCTCCTTGCGAATCTGCTCCCTGAACAAGCGGGCTGAGACGATGATGTCTCTGATGCGTACTGATTTTTCGTCGAACTGCTCACCACCGTTTTTAATATGCGCATCCAGTTCTGCACTGTGATGCCGAATGAAAGCGTTGAGGTCATGCGCCCGCACTTCAGCCAGGAAAGCGTCCGTGGCTGGGGTTTTGATGTTGTTAAGCGCATCAGTGAATCCGCCGCGCTCCATGCCTAATTCAGCTTCGTAATCAGCATCGAACGCAGCGTCTTTGCAGAATTTCTTCAGCCCCGCATTCTCCGCAGCCAGCGCCGATAATGTGGTTTCAACCACGTTAAGAAGAGTCGTAACTTCTGCAGGCGACATGTGCTCACCGCAGTCGGCATTCATCCTGGCGTTTTTAATCAGACCTTCGTATTTGTTGCTCATACCCCTGCCCTCCCCCAAACCATCAATACCCTTCTCATCGCCGCGCTGTTGCGGCACTCCTGGCAGATCACGTTTGTGTCCGTCCGCTGAATTAACTTCGACTTACCCTGCTTCATGCCAGGTATCGTGTCAGGGGCGAAGCGCATTCCGTAACTGGTCAGGCTGTAAAGGCGCTGGCCGTATTTTCCTTCGCAGCTAATCAGGCCGTCGGCCAGCAGCGTGCTCACCGTTCCCGATATCTTTTTGGTGTCCATGCCGATAAGCTCGGCCAGCTTGACGCTGTTCAGCCCTGGGTTGTTGCGCAGGGCTGCCAGCACCTGCTCACGGATTGTTATGGTCATTGCCTACCCTCCGGATCCCATATTCACGAACGATTGCGAGCGAGATTACGGCTATTTCCCAACTCGATTTGTAAAGTGCTTTTCGCTTTTCATCGGTATCAACGCGCTCTATCCAGGCTGCATCCCCTTTCGAATACTGGTTGATAACGACATAGTCGTCGCTGCATGCTTTCACGCTGCCCCCTTTGAACGGTAAGAATCCCAGGTGAATGACAGCGTGCACCCGCCACCGTCGCTCATACGGTCAATAACGCGCTCACTCACGAACGCCGCCAGTTCTTCTTTGGTCTGGTTGCTGATCAGGATGGTCGGCTTCATCCGCTCGTACCGGGTGTTGATGATTTCGAACATGATCAGCTTCTCGGCTTCGCTGCCGAACTGGACGCCTACCTCATCGATGATCAACAGGTCCGGAGTGGTGAAGTGCGAAATCACATCGTTCTCGCAGCGCGTCGCTGTTTTCGACCACGTTGATTTGAACTCACGGGCAATCTTCAGCGCGGTGGTGAAAATTACCGGGCTCTGGTGGTTCTCGATGACGTAGCGGGCGATCGCCAGGGCGAGATGGTTTTTACCGGTACCCGGCTTTCCGCACATCACCAGACCGCCACCCTGCTTCAGGCGCTCCGGCCACTTCGCGGCATACGCCTGGCAAACCCGCAGCGCGCGTTCTGACTCTTTGCCTACCGGCTGGTAGTTTTCCAGCGTGCACGTTACAAAGCGCTCAGGGATTTCGAGCTGGCGCAGCAGACGATCGACGTTCTGCTGGCGCGTGCGGTCTTCCCAACGCTTTTTCTCGTCATACAGGAAGGTCAGCTCATCGCGCAGGCAGCCCGGACAACGAGTCGGCGGTGACGGCAGCTTGATCAGACTGCTGGTAAGCACGCGTTTACGCTGTTCGTATTCGCCGTGTTTCTCGCAAAGCACCGTTTCACAGACGATCTCGCAGTTAGGGAGTTGCTCTGGCGGCCTGCCGAGAACTTCCAGCATTTTTTCGATAGCGTCGATTTTTTCGAGCAGTTCCATACTCAGTCCCTCGCCCATGACGGAATTTCAGTCTGTCCATAGTCCTTGCCAGCGAAGTTCTCGGATACGCGAGTCTGATTGCGGGCTGGCTGTTTGATGCCTTTCGGCTCAAACAATCCCTGCCAGCCGTTCGCAATGCTCTGGTTGATGATTTCTTCAGGCTGATATCCGCTGCACTTGCAACGCTCGAGCAGGTTGATGGCCTGGGTAACCGTCTGCTGAGACTTGATCGGTTTCTTCAGGTCGCGACGATAATCGACCCATGACTTCCAGACTGAAACTGACAGCCATTCAGGAAGCTCAACACCAGCCGGATCGAACGAAGCCGGTTTGGGGGATTTAGGGGGTTTATTAATATTGTCTTTATTGTCTTTTGTATGTTTGTCTTTTGTGTTTACCTGATTTGGGTAAGTGTCGTTACCTGATTCGGGTAAACTTTTCTTACCTGATTCTGGTAAATTTACCTCTTTCAGGTAAACTTTATTTTCGTTACCTGATTTGGGTAATTTCACCCATTCGCTGACCGCTTTGTTAATCCCCACAGTTCGCCCGATTTGGGTAAATACCCCACGCTTAACTAACGCACTTTTAGCCGCAGAGCATTTGTGTGGGAGGATGCCGGTCAGGGCAGATAACTGATCATTGCTTACCCAGTCTGCCTTTTTGTTGAAACCGTATGTTTTGCGCATTACTGCCATGAAGACCAGCAGCTGATGCTGAGACAATCCAGCCAGCATGACAGCCTCCAGAAGTTCATTGGCGATGCGCGTATAGCCATCATCAAGATCTGCCACGCGCGGCTCCTTAGGTGCCACGTCAGGCACAGGGAAATTGATTACTTCGGCAGTGTTTGCCATAATTGCTCCTGTGAATTGATCCAGTTAATTCCACCTGAAAGCCGTTGGTGTTACAGCACCTCGGCTTTCGCCCTTTCTGCGTTCATGCTTCAAAATCTCCCTTAGCTCCATCCCGGTTAGAAATCAGGATGGCCAGCAGCAGCGACATGTTCGGTACCAGGTTTTCCCGCCACCGGCTGACTGTGGATTTGTTGATGCCAGCTACTTCGGCTATCCGGGCGGTACCCAGATCAGCGATTTGACGCTGCACCCAACTCTCAATTCGTCGCGCCTCCGCTTTGTTGCGTGTCGTTAAGGTTTCCATTTGCGATAATTCCTGTGATTTATGGTTAGGGCCGCCCTCAGGCGGCAAAAATATTCGGATACAGAACTTCACGCGGAAGCCCCGTTGCTTCTTCGTACTTGCGCATTTTTGTCACCGGCAGGGTGCCGCCACGCTTTTTGAGCATGTTGATAGCCTGCGGCGAAACGCCAACCTTCTCAGCCAGCACCTTTTGAGAACCACCGACTGCATCAATGGCTTTCTCAAGCGGCGTGCTGAACTGTGATGTTTTGTTGATCATGATTTGCTCCGCTCATGTGTAATCAACACCATGTTAATTCATGATGTGGATTAAATCAACATTATGGTGATGGAAAAAATACACATGTTGTTTACCATGCATGGAGCGGAGGGTTTTATGAGTAGCATTTCTGAAAGAATTAAATTTTTACTGACAAGGGAAGGCTTGAAACAGCGGGATTTAGCTGAGGCTTTATCGACCAGCCCTCAGACCGTAAACAACTGGATAAAGAGAGACGCGTTAAGTCGTGAGGCTGCGCAACAAATATCTGAAAAGTTCGGTTATTCTCTTGACTGGTTATTAAATGGAGATGGCTCTCCAAAGAAAGATCAGGAGAGCAATATCCCGCCAGAGTCTGAGTGGGGAACTGTCGATGCCTGGGACAAAAACACACCGCTACCTGCGGACGAGGTTGAAGTGCCGTACCTCAAGGATATTGAATTTGCATGTGGCGATGGCCGCGTTCAATGCGAGGATCATAATGGCTTTAAGCTGAGGTTCTCCAAGTCAACACTACGCCGAGTAGGGGCAAACACCGACGGTTCTGGAGTTCTCTGCTTCCCGGCCACAGGTGACAGCATGGAGCCGATCATTCCCGATGGCACTACGGTAGCCGTAGACACGAACAACAAGCGCATAGTTGACGGTAAGCTGTATGCCATTGGTCAGGCAGACGGCGGTAGCGGGCAGCTCAAGCGCATTAAGCAGCTATACCGGAAGCCGGGCGGCAAGCTAATCATTCGCAGCTACAACGGCGACGCATATCCGGATGAAGAAGCTGACATTGATGATGTTGAGATAATCGGTCGCATATTCTGGTACTCGGTGTTGCTGTAAAGACGAAGCTGCGGCTGGTGTGATAGCCGTCATCATTCAATATGATTGATGAAAATCATCATAAAGTTTGTGTTCTTTTAGTCGATTTTAAGTGTATATATATCATGTGCGCGCGATATAGAGATGTTTCCTTTCAAAGTCAATTATTTCATTGCTAAATCGTGCTTATTGAGCGGAAATCGTCCAATTCGCATTGAAAATCGATTGGAGAGATCCTATATAAGGAGTATAGTTAGTGACCCAAGAATTTAGAGATGCTGTAAAAGTGACAGATGCAGAAGCTTCTTTTCAAGAAAGGCAACTGTATCAGGTTCAGATAGCTGTGAAGGCTTTGATTGATTTCGTTGTCACTAGCTTTGAAGAGTTGGGTATCGAAAAGTTACATGAGCTCGTTGATCCGTCACTTGATGAGGTTCATGAGATCATTCTCAAGCTTGATACCAAAGCCAAGCAACTTGGCGCTCTTGACCTACAGCAGGTATTGCTTACCGCGCAGATACTGATTCGTGATATTAAACAGAAAAACCCAGATCTGTGTGCACAAAGCTCCAAAATTCTCAAAGGGGCTGTAATTTTTAAATAACTTTCTTTTGGATGAAACGAGGCACTGCGGAGGCGCATATGAATAAACTCCACACAATTTCTGAGATGCTTAAACTGGCTGGCCGTCTTAATGAAATCGTTGCAGAAATGCAAGCTCGCAAGGATGCTATCCTTGCAGAAATGAACAAGAAAGCTGCATAACCCAGTTCTAATGTTCATATTAAACCCGGCCACCGCGCCGGGTTTTTTTGTGTCTTCCATACCGAGATCCAAAAGTTACTGCGCTGGCGTTAAAATCAATGACTTACACTAACCGCTAAAGCAAGCATCCAATGCAATTCAATCACTTATGACGTGATCCAAAATAACCTGCGCTGGCGCATGTTGCTCCTGCACTTTTTTGTCACTCCTGCACTACCTTCCTTTCCGCACTATCTCGGCTGCATCCCTGTTCACACCCTTACCTATCACGTTTCCCGTTTCCTTCCGGTACTGTTCAAGTTTTTCAATGATAGCCTCCTGTGTCACAGGCAGATCCGCCAGCGATAACTCCATCACCGCGCGCCCGGCGGCATGAGCCATCATGTTCACTTTTTCTTCATCCAAGTCCATAACCCACTCCTTTTTGATGTTTTTTGCAGCATATCACTTATGCCACCAAAAAATAAATCAACATAAAAATCAACAAGAAACGATTAAATCAACAAAATAAATCCACAGAGTGTTGACCTATAAATCCACATGATGTTTAATTACCCCATCGAAACGAAACATCGACAGCTGAGCGAAGTTAGCCAGCGGCGGACAGCAAGTCGCCTGCTTTTTAACAACATGCAGATTTACAGCGTCAATGACCTGTTAAGACCCCTACACGTAAACGTGCTGTATCACCGGGTGCGATCCGGTCGGTGAGAGAGTATCCCCGCGCGAGAGCGAGAACGGCGTGAGAACGGGCAACACTGGCAGGGAGTTGGCGCTGACCAATACAGGGAATGTTTTGGGATTGGATGAATGCGCAGGCTGATGCGCGGGGTGGAGCGGCCCGGGTGGCTACTGAATCAAGACAGGCTGTAAGACAAGCTGTGTAAATAACTGGTAAGCCGTAGTAGCCAATAAAGCAGGTGAAAATCATAACGTCTATCCCGCTTCGGCGGTGGCAGCTAACACCTGTGATAGTCAATGCCGGAGATCAGCGCCGGCCATTCAATCGCCAAAGCATTTCTCCCGCATCAGCGGGTAACGACAGAGGGTAAGGCGATGGCAATAGATGCGACGTTAAAAGTTAAGCAAATTAACTCTATTAACCCATACGGCGACGGATGGAATAGGCATATGGAAATCGATATCGACAGTATCGAGTTAGTTGAATGTGTTAAGCCTGAAGAAATTATTTCTGAGTACACGGCGGAATCACTTCTTGATGCAATGGATGAATCTGATGTGGTTCGCTGGCTTGAAAACGAAGGTTACACAGTAACAAACGATTGACCCGCTCCGGCGGGTTTTTTATCGGGCATACCTCAGCAACTTCACAGAGGTTGCTTAGTTATGACAACCGGCGGCCATCCACCGCCCATTAGCGCAGAAGTCTTGTATTAACCGTTCCGTTCGCCGCGATAAGGCCAAGAGGATTTATGGGTAAGAAAAACGATGGTGGCTTCGCCTTCCCTATGGAAGCGACAGATGCAACAGCATGGAAGGATTGCAATCAGGGAATGACGCTACGCGACTACTTCGCGGCCAAGGCTATGCAGGGTCGATTAGCGAATCCTGACTGGTTGTGTAGCGATGACCGCACAGCAACCGAAGCGTACCAGATAGCTGACGCAATGCTCCGCGCCCGGGAGGCATCATGACAGTCACCCACAACGGCAAGCAGTACACCGCCAAAAAGCTCAACGATAACGAGTGGCAGCTGACGTCGGTATCAAACCCGCGTAAAAAGATGACGCTTAACCGCTGGCAGATGAAGCTGGCTGGTCTCCTGGAACAGGTGGAGGGTAAAAAATGATGTCGCACTACGGCACCACCCCGCTCATTCGCCAGTGCGTCACGCCAGGCATGATGGCATTGCATGAAGGCCGCACCTATCGCGTCTCAGCAGTCATTCAGGAGCGCAAATGGGTGTACCTGCACACCGATGCAGAAATCATCCGCCTCAGTGACTGCGTGATTGACGTCCTTCTGGACGGTCACGGCAACCCTATCCAGCACTAACCACCCTATTCAACCGATCGGCCTGGCTTCTGCGGGCGGGATCTGCACATCCAATTTCAGGAGTTCAGCCATGAACGCATACCTCACTTACGACCTCATCGAAGATCGGCGCTGGGTTGAGCAACAGCTCGACGACGAGAAAGAGAAGTGGATCGACGACCGGGCGCAGCAAATCATCGACATGATGCCGAAAGAGCCGTCTGGCCTCTTCCACTTCTCCGTACCGATTGACTCCAGCCCATACGAAGGACTTCGCAGCGATAAAGCTGGCGAGGCCTACAACGATTTCATTTCGGCAGTTGCTTACGCCCAGGCGGAATACGACTGGGAACACCGTACCGGCTGCCCGTTTTAATTTTTGAGGGGATTAACGATGGCAAACGAATTAACAATCACGGCGAGCGCGCTGCAGGAAAAAGGCATCGACGTCGCTACCTGGAGCGCGCTGAAGAACAGTATCTATCCTGGCGCCAAAGACGAATCGGTAATGATGGCGCTTGACTACTGCCGCGCCCGCCAGTTGGATCCGTTGCTGAAGCCAGTTCACCTCGTGCCGATGAGCGTCAAAGACTCAAGAACGGGTAAAAGCGAATGGCGCGACGTGGTCATGCCGGGCATCGGGCTTTACCGCATTCAGGCAGACCGCTCCGGCGATTATGCCGGGGCCCGCGAACCAGAGTTCGGGCCAGACACGACTCAGACGCTTTCTGGTGTCGAAGTAACTTTCCCTCAATGGTGCAAATACACCGTCTACAAGCGCATGCCCAGCGGCGAGATCGTCGAGTTCAGTGCCAAAGAATACTGGATTGAGAACTATGCCACCGGCGGCCGCGACACCACGGCGCCGAACGCGATGTGGAAAAAGCGCCCATACGGACAGTTGGCGAAATGCGCGGAAGCCCAGGCGTTGCGTAAGGCATGGCCTGAGATTGGACAGCAGCCTACCGCCGAAGAAATGGAAGGCAAATCACTGGACGTTGATATCCGTGACGTCACGCCGCGCAGCACCACAGAAGCGCTTCCACCAGCAGCAAGCGAAGGAACGCTTCAGGCGATAACCGATCTCTTAACGACCCTGGATAAAGACTGGGAGAAAGACTTCCTCCCAGTGTGCAGCGACATCTTCAAACGGCCAATTCTTGAGGCGTCCGACCTCACTGAAGAAGAGGCACAGAAAGGGTTCAACTTCCTTCAGAAAAAAGCTAAGGCGGCAGCATGAACGCCAATCCACTTATGCCCGGTGAAAAATACGGGCACTTAACCGTCAAAGAACACTCGCACATGCTGAGAGGTAGAAGGATGTATCTCTGCCTTTGTGTGTGCGGTAATTCCTGCTATAGGGCCGCAAATCAGCTCAAAAACAACTCAATAAGCAGCTGCGGATGCATGATAGGAAAAAACTCCACTCATGGCCAGCGCAATACCCGCGTTTACAGGATTTGGAGCGGGATGAAAAATCGCTGCACAAACCCAAAAAACAAAGACTTCGAAAAATACAGTCAGCGCGGTATCTGCGAAAGATGGCTGACGTTCGAGCTATTTCTTGAAGATATGGGGCCACCTCCTACGCCTAAGCATCAGCTAGATCGGAAGAACAATGAAGGCCCGTATTCAAAAGAAAATTGCAGATGGGCAACGGTTACCAAGCAGGCGGAAAACAGAAGCACATCGTTTTACTGGTTTGTTGATGGGTTGCGTTTTGAAAGCGCCGGAGCCGCCGCGAATCATTTTGGCGTGAAATCAGCAACCATCCACAAATGGTGTCACGGCTACAACAATAGAGGCATTAACATCCCGCCAAGAGCCAACTGCCGTAAGGAGAGGAAATATGGATAACACGTGGCTCATTAAATTTGAGCAAATATTTGGGCCAATTGCACAAATTGAGCAAGGCAGCGAGACATGGGCAAGGGCGAGACTCGGAGTTATTACTGCCTCTGACGCTCACAACGTCATTTCCAAGCCTCGATCTGGCACCAAATGGACAGACATGAAAATGTCCTATTTGGACTGACCCCGCCCCGGTAGACGATCCTGCCCTATAGTTTGAGCATAGGAGGAGCGTATGGGCACACCACGATTTACACCTGAATTTAAGGAAGAAGCCGTCCGTCAGATAACAGAACGCGGTTATTCCGTTGCCGAAGTATCCGACCGTCTGGGCGTTTCTGCACACAGCCTCTACAAGTGGCTACGGGCTATCAAACCTGATAACAGCGAACAGCATGCCCGGGATTTACTGGAAGCCAAAAGCGAGATCCTGAAACTCCGGGCGCAGCTAAAACGCACCGAAGAAGAACGGGATATCCTGAAAAAGGCCGCGCGGTACTTTGCAAGGGAGCCCGACTGAAGTACCGCTTTATCAATGAACACCGCACTGTATGGGGTGTGATGACGATGTGTCGGGTACTGAATGTCGCCCGGGCCGGGTTCTATGCGTGGCTGCACAACCCGGTCTCGGCGCGTGATAAAGATAACCAGCGTCTGCTGATGCTTATCCGCGACTCATATTCACTGAGCGGAGGCGTATACGGTTACCGGCGGGTTCATGGCGACCTGAACGAAATCGGGGAAACCTGCGGCAAAAACCGGGTGGGTCGTATTATGCAACAAAACCGGATCAAAGCCGTACGCGGCTATAAAGCGCCGCGTCGTATCGCCGGCCGGCCTTCAGTGGTTGCCCCTAATCGCGTGCAACGGCAGTTTACTGTTGTCCGGGCCAATCAGGTCTGGGTCACAGAT